CGCGATGTGGGCAGAAGGATCGGCTACGATATCAGCAGCAGTGGCGAGCATAAAGTCTTCGCCTACTGACATAATACCATCTTTGTTTCTTGTGACTGTACCCATACCACGAGAAGACACACCGAGTTTACCACCGGACTCTAATAGACCCTTAACTATGTTGCCCATCGGAGTCTCAGTGATCTTGGCTTTACCCATGAAATTAGAACCGTCTTGCTCAAGCTTTGTGATCATGTGTGAGACACGATCAAGGTTGATAGCAGGTCCTTCAGGATGACCGAGTTCACCATAAGCACGATTCTGCTTGATATAGGCTTCGTTATAACGAGCTACTTCCTTAGCTAGAATACGGCTCTCATAGATCCGGCCATTACGATTAGGCTGGTCTCCCATGAGGAAAGGACCTTCAATATAGAAGTCTTTCTTACCATCTTCTCTAGCCTCTTTAATGATAGAGACATCCTCGAGTGTTTCGCAGATGAGTTTCATTTACCCTGTCCTTAGAATGTTAATGCAGTAGACACTTTGCTAAGCTTTAGTACCAGCGTAGCAGAAGTCGATGTAGTATTTATCGTCAAGTTTGCTGCATTATTATCAGTCAATGCGATACCATGACTGTTGAGATCCCAGAAGCCAGTGTTATTGGCTGTCTGGAACACTACAGTAGCACCGCGCTTGATCGTCCAATCACCAGTCCAATAGATCTGTGTGATTGATACGTTGTTGACAGTCTCTTGTGATGTATTAGGAGTAGCGAAGTCTGTGATCTGATAAGTCGCATTCGCGATATCACGGATCACTGCAGTCCCTAGACGTCTATTTTGGATGATAGCCATTATTGACCGGCCTTTCTAGCTGCTCTGGCTGCAAGAATCTTTTGCATCAGATCGAGGGGTGGAGCTTCAGCCTTACCGGAGATGGCATCCTTGAATGAACCATGGCTGTGATGGAGTCTATTAGCAAACTCATCTTTCTTGATGGTGTTAGGTAGTGCATCGTGCATAGCAAGTGCCTTACGTGCATCAGACTTAGACACAGGATGAGTCTCACCATTCTTGAATGTAACAGGCTTACCGATAGATGAGGCTTTGCGAAGTTGCATGATAGGATGTGTGTCAGATGCTTCTTCAGCATCAACTGGTTTAGCAGGACGTCCACGACCACGCTTAGGAGCAGCAGGATCAGTAGCTTCTTGCATCTTTTCTTTATGATCCATAGCATCATTAACATCTTTAAAAGTTTTATGATACTTTCCATCATGATAGACATCATATGTTACATGACGCTTTGATACGTTAGGCTCATCACTTGTCTGCTTCTTAATGGTTACTTCGACCTTCTCAGAAATTTCAACTTCTTCTTTGACATCTTTATCTTTAGCTTGGATTGGTTTTGGCAAAGTACCTTTTCTACGCATATCTGCATATGTACCTGCAGGCGGTTCGCCAGGAAAGCTTTTTGTTCTTACGATAGGATCACCTTCATCAAGTTCAACTTCTTCGTTAACATGCTCAGGCGTATCTGCATCTAAAGACTTAAACTTGCGATTTACTTCTACAGCAAATGCACGTGCATGATGAGCTTGTGCAAACTTAAATGCAACACCCTTATCTGAATGATAATGGAAATCTCCACCATGTGCTTTTACAGTTTTATCAAAGTCAGGATGACTAAATTCACTAGCAGCACTGTGATCATCATCACTGCCATAATCACGTACGTGAACGGAATGGATCATCTTTGCTTCTTCATTACGTTGAGCAGAATAGAAAGCAGCAAGAGCCATTTCCTTACGCTTCTCTTTAGACTTACCAGCGAACTTAGGATCATCTGAATGAACAAAGTCATCGATGTAATCAGCAGCAGTTGCATCAGCAGCTAGCTTTTCTGTTAAATCACGTGATTCTTTCATCTTGGTATAGAAAGAAGGCTTAGCTTGCTTCTTAACAGGAATAGGCTTTGAGAACTTATCAGCAGGAGTAGCAATATCTTCTTTGACATTAGGATTGACCTTAGCAGTGTCTGTAGCTGCATTATCAGTATCACCACCGCCAGTTCCATTAGCCATATACTCATAGACTTCGTCAAGAGCATCTTTAACTTCAGCTAGCTTTTGTTGAGCCCAGTCATTGACTTCTTTATCTTCGTTTGATACTTTATCATGAAGATCAGCTGCTTGCATAGCGATCTTCTCTAGTGTATCAGCAACACCACCTGAAACCTTAGTTCCAGCGGGAGATTGTTGATTAGCACCTGAGTCATCGATCTTACCACCCATTGAGCTCTGGCCGACACCAGGACTGTCAGAAGTAGCACCTGCACCCATTGAAGGATTCTCAGCTTCATTAAGATCTGCCTTAGCAATAGCTCTTCTAGCGGCTTCAGCTACTGCATTACGACGAGCAGCTACGCCAGCATCGTGAATAGAAGCTGCATCCTTGAATACGCCTTCAGCACCCTTAGGGGCTTTACCCTTGTGAGGAGGAAGTGCTTTATTGATCGTACCAGAGAAGACATCATCGCCATTACCATTACGGTCGGCGTGCTTCTTGACCATATGATCCTTCCAGAAACGCTTTTCGCCTTCTGGTTTTGGCTCATAGTACTTTACTTTAGGATCTTCTACTTCTTGTAGATCATTAATCTTCTGTGTCATCGGATTCCTCGGCATCTGGATTGAACAAGCGGCTTGCAACATACTGTTTACGGGTATCAAGGGCATCGTCAATCTTCGACGCCATGATGTCATCAATGGCTGCCTTAAGATTAATATGATCCTTATCCATAATGTAGTCTACAACGTCATCAATAGTATGTGGCATGCTAAAACTCCTTATAGTTTATTTATATTAAAAATTATCTGGAAGTCGCTCAGGAACCTTACGAGTAAACGCTTTAGTCTTGCCCTGTACGACTTGTGTTTTTACTGGACCACCACCTGTAGGTTGATCTTGCGGTTGTTCTTGGTCATCCTGAGGTTGCTGCTGGTCACCGCCATCTTGTGGCTGTTGATCAGGTTGCATAGGTTGTCCATCAGGACCCATCATAGGAGGAGGTGGTTCAGAATCGATTTGCTCTTGCATATCCTTAATATCTTCATCGGACTGCATCAATAGATTCTTCTTTACCCATTCAGATGAATAGAAACGACCGATGTATGGTTCAATCTGTTGTAAAGATGTAAGACGTTCACGAAGGATCTCTGCATCTTTTAGTTCTGAGAAGTAATTATCAGAGTTAAAGTTGAAGTGGATCTTGTTCTTGAAATCTTGCCAGTCTTCAGTGGTGATGATACCCTTAAGGATGAGCTGCTTCTCTAGAGCTTGTAAGAAGAACTGTGAGAAACGTAGACGCATTCTGTTGATGAACTTTTGGAACTTGAGTTCATCTTGAGTAATCTCAGATGATCTACCCATGTTAAATCCAGAAGTAGATGCATTCAAACGTGACATGGGAACATTCAGAGACTTATACAACTTCTGTTGGAAGTAGTTAACATCTGATAGTTCACCTAGGTTCTGACCAGATGGTAGGGTAGAGATCTCGGTACCACGACCACCTTCACGGCGAGGCAACCAATAGTCTTCTAACATCGTCATAAACTTACGGTCATCACGCACGTCACCCGTGGTAGCATCGTAGACTAACCGATTCTTGTGCTTGGTCATCATATCCTTGACGTACTGCTCTGCCTTCATCTTAGGAAGGTTACCTACGTCGATATAGAAAATACGACGTTCTGGAGCACGTGAGATACGATAGATCACGGTAGCATCTTCAAGGATGCGTAGCTGATTGAGTGGCTTGATGGCCTTGTGTAGGTAACCAAGGACTAGCTTATTATCTTTGTCCATAAGACCAGATGTAATATGCACGATAGAGTCTTTGGCGATACGAAGGCCTTGGTTATCCATACCTGTGGCTGATGCGCCACGGAAACCACGTTCGTTATACATATAGAATTCATCAGCTGTGATGTTGACGAACACTTTACCACGACGCTCGCGCTTGATCGCTCTGATCTTTCTTAGCTTACGAGGATCGATATACCTGAATTCTTGAACGCCTGCACGAGGATTCATCTCGTCGATCATGGCGTGATAGTATAGACGACCATCGATGTACCAACGTCTGAAGATCTCATAACCGTAGTTATTAATGTTGAGCATCTCAGCAACAGCATTCCACTCATCCATGATAAGATTCTTAATGTTGTCAGTAACATCGAGGTTGTCTAGACTAATATCGACAACTTCTTTGTTGCCGTCTTTTACTATACACTCGTTGACAATATCATCGATAGCCGACTCACACTCAGGTTGAATCGACATCTCTCTGTATTTGGCCACTAGTTCGGCTTCAGTCTTAGCTGAACCTTCTAGGTCTAGGTAAGTGCCATAGGCACCGCCTGCCGATACGGTAAGAGCCCCATCGTCCGTCTCTTGGATGGCGAACGATGGGATATCCTTATCTTCGTCTTTACGTTTAATCTCAAATCCGAAAAGTTCTATTCCGGCCATGCCGTAGCTCCTAAGTCAATAATAAATGGGATATTATAGATCTATTTATCCCTGATCACCAGGCGTTCCTGTGGTACCAGTAGTATCCACAACCCAGTTATCATATTCGAATGTAACGCCAAACTCTTCGATAGTATCAACAGCATCCCAGCCAAGACCGATTTCACTGATATTCTGAGGATATAGACCCTCAAACTTGTAGATACGAAGGGTCTCACCAGTCTTAGAATACTGTGTTACTGTAGCTTGAGCCTTATATGATAGGCTTGTTGCACCAGCAAGACGTGTATTACCACGCATATTATTGATAGAATTTGACCATGTTTCCATAGCATTTCTGATCTTGAAATCTTCGTCGTTGATGACAGTGATATTCCAAGGATCAAAAACCCGATCGCCTGCCATTTTTACCATACGACCAAAGTAAGGAATACCAATCATTCCTAGATTTGATGCAGGTATAGTAGTAGCACGAGCTAGGAAGCGCAACTTATTAAGGTCAGCGTTGATTCCTAGAGCGGCGGGTGGAGTAATCTCCACTTGGAAGAGCGTAGCTCTTGCTCCCCCAAGTGAAAGGTTACTCTTAAAATCTGTAACACTAAAACTTCTAGCCATTTATGTTCTCCTTTTTTATTTTTAAAATTAACCGATGATTTCAGAGAACTCAACGCCAGACCGAACTGCAACGAAGTTGAGTTGGATGAAGTTGATTGAGCGAGCAGGCTTAATGTAGATATCACCGACGAATTGATTTGCATCAACCACCTGTGCAGTGTTATTTGTGCTGTCGCAGACAACTCTAAAGTCTGTAAT